ATCTTAACGGGTTTGCCTATAATCGTATATAACCAATAAGATATATCACGAGAAAACAATTTAAAAGAAGCAAGTGACAACAATAGTTTAGTAATCATCGTAACGTATTCACTGGAAAACACTCTCTTCAAAAAAAACATCATATCTTCCATAGAACCTGCAAAGCCATTGAAGTCTAGTCCCTCAGTAACGAACTCATATCCACCATCAGAAATCTGGGATTTCCTATAACCATTAGTAGGATCATTTCTAAAACTCCTAAATACAATACTACGTATAGCATATGAAGCGGCAGTCATGAATTCTGGTAGCCACTCTAAATCCAACTCCGCATGATGACATATGTTAGAATGTAACTGGTAAATAAGTCCCATATCCGTGGTGCACTGAAGATTACGCATATATATTAAATAATGTAACATAAACTTATAACTAGGAAATATTCGTTGTATAATAGGCAACAATTGCGGACATATACCATTAACAGCATCACGCAGATAGTCCATAACATCATTTATAGAACTCTTGGCTTTGTCCAACATTGAGTTTCCTTGTTTCATAAAATCCTCAGCAAAATTCAAATTAAAATACTTCTTCTTTGGATGAAAAGCATCCATATCTATCTGAGGAAATCTGACTTTAGCAATTTTTAGAATCTCTACGAGAAAAATATCTCGCATCTCACATTTAGGCATAGAATATGCCTTAATGATACGGTCCATAAAATCAGTCAACGTAAGGTTATCTTTCTGTTCTTCAACTTCCTGTTTAAGTTCTTCAATTTTAATTTCATCATCAAAAAACCAACAGAGACCTTCGGTAACAATGGTTACACTGCCCTGTTTAACAGCAAGACGCGCGTTCTTCTTTTGAGCACGCTCACGAGCCTTCATCTCTCGGAATAAGGATCTCTCACGTCTTTTTTGTTTAAGTTCAAGTTATTTTTCGGATTTCTTACGTTCACGTTTAGTACGTTCCGAATCAATAGCATATAATATATCACCCGTTTCAACATCAGTTGCTCCCTTGAT